CTAACGTTGGCGAACACGAAGGTCTTGGAAAGAAGATTCAATACGCCGGAACTCTGAAGGACCTTTACGAAAAAGATTGGCAGACATTCTACGAATACAACGTTCGAGATGTTGACTTACTAGTGAAAATAGAGGAAAAGTGCAAACTGATTCCTTTAGCTGTGAAAGTGGCTGGAAGCGGGTTAGTTTCTTACAATTCAATTTATGCTTCAAATCCATATATCATTGGTTCGTTGATTGCTTATGCTAAAACTCAAATGGATGTAGTGTTTCAGAGTTACATATCTGAAAAAAAAGAAAGCGAACCATTTGAAGGCGCTTTTGTTTTTCCCGCTAAACCGGGAATTTTCAAAGGCGGAATTGCAACTATCGACTTCAATTCGTTGTATCCATCTGTGATAAGATCTGTCAATATTTCTCCGGAAACTTATATCGGAAAAATAGGATTGGACGGAGTTTCAAATACGGATGAACCAATTGATTTAAACAAAGACGTCCGTGATTTTTATCTGATAAAACGTTCAGGATCAAAAAAGATAGAAACTATTTCTAGGAAAGACCTGTTAGATGCAATAGAAAAGCGGTGCATTTTCACACGCAACAACACTTTATTCGTGAAGCACAGCATCAAACAAGGAATTGTGTCTGGATGGGCAAAACATTTCTATGGATTGCGTAAAAGCACGAAAAAAGAAATGCAGAAACTTGATCTTGCAATTTACAACAAAGAGATTCCGGAAAAAGAAATTACTGCAGCTAAACTTAAAGTAGAAAATCTTGATGCAATTCAACACGCAATAAAAATCCAAATCAATTCATTGTATGGATTGCTTGGATTAAGTGTATCTCCAATTGGAAATGTAGAACTTGCACAAACTGTTACTCGCATGGGTCGTTTTCTGAACATTTCTGCAAGCAAATACATCAAAGAGTCTTTCAAAAAGATGTTCAAAACGTCAGATGATTATCTTTCAACAATAAATGGAGACTCTGATTCTCAGTTTTTGAACCTGACTTGTCTAACGTCTTACATGAAGCAGAAATACAATCTTTCTGACAAAATTTTTGAATGGTCAGACGAGATGAAATTGAAACTTTGGAATTTCATGGAAGATTTTGTTGAAACTAAAGTAAATGGCTTTGTCAAAAAACTTATGACTGAATATTGCCGCACAGAACATCCAGAAGTTCTAAGATATTCTCTTGAATACGTTGCTGACAATGGGATTTACGAAGTCAAGAAGCACTACATCTGTCGCAAGATCGTTTCAGAAGGACCAGAACTTGTAGACAAAGTGAAAGTCACTGGAATCGAACTGAAGAAAGCAACTGTTCCGGTCGCAGTCAAAGACATTTTGAAGGACATCTACTACAACACTCTCACGAATGATTGGACGAACGACGATTTCAACAAGTACCTTCTCGAAGCTTATGACAAGTTCTTGACGCTTCCTATAGACGATGTTTCTATTTGGAAAGGATGGTCGAGCGACAAGATAGCTTCAACCGGTTTTCTTCAGACTGGAAAAGGCACGACTGGAATCTCAAAAGGCTGCCATTATTACAACGATCTCATCAAACACATGGGAATCGGCAAGAAATACGATGAGCTTCGGACAGGTGGAAAATACAAGTTCGTCTACTTGAATCCGAACAACGCTTACGGAATCGACTGCATAGCTTACATCGACGGACAATGGCCAAAGGAATTCGAGAACGTGTTTTCTGTAGACTATCAGTTGATGTTCGAGAAGCTGATAAAGGATCCGCTTAGATCTTTCTTGGAAGCTACTAAGTTTTCGTTCAAAGATCCAAGAGAACGAGAACTTTGCGAATTAGACGAACTATGATTCATGAAGAAAAATATTGGGCGGTCTATCACGAAGGCGGTTGGACTACGTTGAAACAGAATGGACGTCCTTATGTCGTTTCTACATGGATTCGATTCGTGGGAAAATTTGGATCAAAAGCCGAAGCCAAAGAGTTAGAAAAGCAGATCAGAGAAGTTCCAACAAACAAAGGCGACAAAATTTTCGCCGTTGAAATAGACCAACGAAAAGCTTTAGCTGATTTCGAGACTGAATGGGCTAAGCCAGATCACGGAAAGTTTGGTTCTTCTCATTAATGTCTTTTGTTTATTGTCTTAAACGTCCTATATCCATCCGTCTGTGCAGCTTATAGCGCCTTCTTGAATTTCCCAGCGGAAGTTGTCCATTGCTTGAACGTAAGCTTTGTCTTTCCCTTCAAACACTACTGAAGACAAATTTGTGCATTTATTGAATGCATTATATTCAATGCTTGATATTCCAGTTCCAATTGAAACTGAGACAAGGCTTGAACAACTAGAAAAAGCATATTGTCCAATGTTTATCACAGAATTGGGAATCGTTATCGATGTTAAATTAGAACAGCCCGTGAATGCATTGTATTCAATGTTTGTAACGCTATCAGGAATTGTCACCGAAGTAAGTTCTTTGCAACTAGAAAACACGTTGTTTAAAATGCTTGAAACGCCATTTCCGATATTAACGAATCTCAATCTTGAACAATTACGAAATGCATATTCTCCAATATACGTAACATTATCAGGAATTGTAATTGACGTTAAATTTGAACAGTTGTAAAATACATAATTCCCAATGTTTGTCACATTGTTGGGAATCGTAACTGATGTCAACTCAGAACAATTATCGAATGCGTGATTTCCTATGCTCGTCACGCCGTCTGGAATAATGATAGACATAAGTTTGAAACATTCATCAAACAAACTGTTTTCAATGTTAGTAATGTTGTTTGGAAGTGTAATCGATGTCAAATTTCCACAGTATGAAAACGCGCCCTCTTCAATGCTTGTTATACTGTTTGGAACAGCTATTTCAGCCAATTCAGAACATTCAGTAAAAGCATATTCGCCTATTCTTGTCACGCTATTTGGAATAACAACAGACGTCAAACCGGAACAACCGCCAAACGCTACATCATCTATGTTGTTCACACTATGAGGAATCGTTATGTTTGTCAGTTCAGAACATTCGGCAAAAGCTTCTTCTCCGATACTTGTTACAGTGTTTCCAACTTCTACTTTTATGGCATTCTCTTTGTTAGGAATAGACTCAACGTCAAGTTCACCAACGATGTCATATTCAGTAACAGTTCCATCATTATACCAAACAATCGTTTGAGGATGAGAACTATAGGCGCCAATGATTCTATCTAATTTTTCACCCGTTACAGCGAGTACTTGCTTCAAAATTGAATTTGCCATGTTTTATATGTTGATGAACGTTCAACATATTTACAACTACGCTGTTCGTCTTAAATGCTAACGATTGTGTCTTGGTGGACATGGTCTATGATGATTTTGATGATGTAGAAAACGAGGTGGAGGAGGACTCCAACGAGGCGGTGGTGGAGCAATTCTTCTAACTGGAGGCTGATAAACGACTGTAGGAATTTGCTGATAAATTGCTGGCTGTTGCTGAACAACGATTGCTTGCGCTGGCTGTTGGACAGCTGTTGCTGTGGTCGGTTCAGTATAGATCACAACCCGTTCTTGTTGCGGCCGCGGACTCACAGTTGCAGCCGCAATTCCAACGGCTGTTCCAATAAGCAGTCCTCCTATCACAGCACCAGCTCCATGATGGTGTCTTGCTTGAGCTTGTTGAGGCATGGTTAATAGCAATGCACACAGTATAAAAACAGATATTAGTTTCTTTTTCATAATTAGTGAATCTCCATTCAATATTTACGATATAATACTAAATGTGCATTTAATAATTAGACAAAAAACTTTGGCGGTATGATTTTGTCAACCGTAAAATAATCACGATATAAGATGGGTCAAAAAGAAACGAACATATACGAGGACGCACTAATGGACATTTGCAAGAAACAAAAGCTTCCAGAAAAATACGAGAAGTTGTTAAACGCATTTTTTAACAAGGTGTCTGTCAATCACACATACGAAATCGTTGGCGTAGCAGGACGCGCTGAAAAACGGCTAATTTTCACTTACAGAAAAACAGAAAATTTTCCAGGAGAAGAATTAGTTTCAGACGTGTTTAACGTTGTTGAGTTCGCCAATGAAGACATTTCGCTAGAAAATCCGTTGTTCGGTAAAATCTATTTAGTTTATCATGAAGACCTTGGAAGGTGGACCTTTTCTTTCCAAGTTTTCGACGAACTAAACGGAATCAACAGAATAATGCCTCTTTCAGAAATAGAGATTTTCTAAAAAATGTCTGACGAAGAAACTGACTTCTACCAAATTCTAGGAATCGACAAAAGTGCGTCTGACGATGAAATCAAGCGCGCCTTCAGAAAGTTCAGCAAGAAGTACCACCCAGACATGCAACACGACAAGTCTGACGCTGAAAAGAAAGAAGCTGAAGAGATGTTCAAGAAGGGTCAAGCTGCTTATGAATGTTTGTCTGATCCAGAAAAAAGAAAAGTTTATGACGAATACGGAATCGATGGATTGAGAGGACATGCACAAGAAAGTGGTTTCAGCGGAGGAATGCCAGACGGACTTCGCGATTTTCTAAGAAACCACATGAGAGGCTTTGGCTTTGGTTTCAATCCATTTGGTGACGATGAAGAAGACGATGATGGATTCAATCCATTCGGACACAGTAGATCGTCTAAAAAGAAAACACCTTCGACTTCTGATCCAGAAGATGGACCGTCGTATAGAATCAGAATGCAAGTCGATCTTGAAGACGTGATTTTCGGAAGAGAAAAAGAAATCAGCATCGACGGTTTTAACGTTTGTCCTGAATGCCATGGACACAAATGCGAATCGTATGAAGAGTGTCCAGACTGCAAAGGAACTGGAACACACACTCGCATTCAAGGAAACGTGATTTTCCAATCTAGCTGTCCAACGTGCAATGGAGAAGGTTTCAAGGCTAAAGGAGTTTGCAATAAATGCATGGGAAGCGGAAGAACGAAGATCAAACGACAGATCAAAGTCAGAATTCCAATTGGAATGCCCGAAGGAGGACAAATGCGCGTAAGAGGAGCTGGCTGCGTTGGACTGAATGGTGGAACTGATGGCGACTTGTTTATCGTGTTGACCACTAAGGAACATCCGATTTTCAGAAGAGAAAATAGAAGCGATCTTGATCTAGAGGTGGACCTGTTTGTCAACCCTTTGATTTCTCTTTGTGGAGGAAACGTTTCTATACCAACTCCATACGAAATGAAAGCGCGGTATTTGAGCGCAGGAACGAAAACAGGGCAGAAAATACTGATTCCAGACTACGGAATCAGAAAAAGTTCAGCAGAAAAAGGAGACTTGATAGTCAACGTTTATTTCGATTCCATTTCACAAAACAATCTAACTCAAAACGAACGAGCCATTCTGACAACGGCTTTTGACACAATAGAAAAAAACAGAAACTGTCTCGTTAATTCTAAAAAACAGACGAAAGATCTGAATGAAAAAACGAAACTTCCTTGGATATTGTCTGTTTAAGTACGATATTGCAATATGAATACAGAAAACTCAGAAAAAGAAACAGTCATTGGTGAAGTCAAAGCGCCAGCTACAAACGAAGAAACCGTAGAAGCTGCAAAGCAGATACTTGCCGATGTGTTGACGAAGGCCGTTGACGCTATCAAGGATTCTCCTCTGTCTGGAAACACAATCGAAGAACATGAAAGTAAGAAAGAATCAGCTTTCTGGAGATTAGACAGAACGCAAACGATTGTCGATGAAACTATAGTCGATTATGTCATCAGGTGTGACTATGAAGGTGGAACTTATCTTGTAGGCCAAGGAAACACTTTCGCTAAATCAATTGCTTCAGCTAAAAGTTTCTCGACTGAAAAAGAAGCGTTGGAATACATCAACGACTACCAAGAAGGAGAAAAGCAGATTTTCTGTTCGTTTCCTTTCACAAACGCTGAAGTTGTCATGCGGACTATGAAACTGCAGTTAAACGAAATAGGACATGACGAATAAACATTTTAGTAAAGTAAATTATCACAGGAACAAAAGAAAAGTATGGCAAAATTATCAGATCTAAGAAAAGCATTTAGAAAATCAGTTGGTTCAACAGACGCAGAAGAATCTGCAATGGCAAAGGTGACAGAATTTCTCGATTCTGGCTCTTATGCAATCAATCGTGTTTTGACGGGTGACATCAAAAAAGGTTTTCCAATGGGTAGAATTTCCACGATATATGGAGAAAGTGGATCAGGAAAATCACTTTTAGCTGCAAATGCGATTGTTGATGCATTGAAGAACAAAAACTTTCAATGCGTGTATTATTTTGATTCAGAAGGAGGAGCCCTTTGGGAGTACATCAAGAATGGTGGAGTAGATCTATCTCTCATTGAGCACATTCCAGTCCACTCAATTGAAGACTGTGCAGTAAAAATATTGCAGTTATACGATTCATTAGTTCAAGCGGCAGCTGAGTGGAAAGCTGACCCAAACAACAACGATGAACCAAGAATTCTTTGCGTATTAGATTCTTTTGGTGCCTTAGCTGCTGACAAATTGTTGACAGACGCGGCAAAAGACAAGATGGCACAGGACATGGGGCTAGGAAGTAAACTCAAGAATAGTATGATGAGGGGACTCATGATGCGAGTCGTTCAATCGAATTGCCCATTGATAATTGTCAACCATACGTATTCTGATCCAGCAGCAATGTTTACCTCGAAGTTCAAAGCGATTCCTGGAGGAGAAGGAATAAAGTTCGCTTCTCATGTCATGCTTCAAATGACTAAGTTGCTTATCAAGTCAGTTGATACTGAGTTTTTGACTGGAAGTGAATCTGACAATGAAGACGTTGGACTTTACAAAGGAAATCGTATTCGTGCGTTTTGCGTTAAGAACAGAGTAGCAAAACCTTGTTACGAAGCTACTATGTTCATCGATTTCAACAATGGAATTGCTAAATACGATGGGCTTATTGAAGACGCAGTCAAGTATGGCTTCATCCAAGAAGTTAGAGGCGGATATGTCGTTCCAAGCTATTCAGACAAGAAGATCACATACAAGCAGTTGGTTTCGTCTGACGAAATTTGGAACACTTTCATCGACAAATTCAACGAAGAGTCTATCAAGCGGATGGGATATTCTAATTCAGTCAGCAACACGCTTGACGAAATAGAATCTGAAATAGAAGAAGAAACAGAGGAGAAATAAGCAGTGGCAGCACAAAAGAAACAGAAGAACAAAGCAGCAGCAGCTGCAGCAATGTTTGCAATGACTTCAATGTCCTCAGAAGAGCTTTCAACCATGAGTGACGAAAAGAAAAGCACTATGCTAGAAGATTTCGTCACTGAAAAAGAAAACGAAGAGTTGGAGAAGATCCACAAAGAGGAAGAAGCCGAAGCGAAAGAACTTGGAATGGACGATACGCTCATCGTCGAATCCACTCCAAACGAAATTTCCAAAGACTTCGAGCAGAAACTAGAAGAAAGCCAAACTCGTTATCTAGAAGCTGTAGAAGACAAAAGGAAAGCGGAAGAAGAACTAGCCAGAATTAAGGCTGAAAATATTTCTCTCAGCTCGCAGCTTGATCTTCTGAAAACTGATTCTTCTAGAGAAATAGCAAATTACAAGGTCGAAATGTCTGATCTCAACGAAGCTGTTTCCATCTACAAAGCTAATGAAATCAACTACAAGGCTGAAATTGCTTCGCTGAAATCCAATCTTCATGAATTAGAAATAGCTTTAGACGAAGCTAACAAGATCATCAACGAAGGCGGAGGCAAGAAGGTTATCGTCCAGCAAGAACAACTTCCGAAAGGAATTCCGATGTTCACTCCAAAAAAGAACGCTAACGTAGCTCCTCCTTCTAACGGCTACAGCTCGTGGAATTGATTCACGAGCTTTTTAGCACAGTATGCAAAAACAACGTCTAACTAAGTACGATTTTGTCGTATCGTTTCAAACACAGCGCAAATGGAACTCGATTTTTCTAGAGACATATTAGAAAAACTTCTTTTCAAACAAGTACTCACTGACAAGCAATACATGAACGTAGTGAGTCAGAATTTCGACAAACGTTGGTTCAAAGTCGAAAACATGTCTACATTGATAGACCTTTCGGTGAGGTTTTTCAGAAAGTACGGCAAAATTCCAAACAGCAAGACTCTGAAAGCTCTGGTAAAAGGTTTCGCTGAGAGAAAAAATCCCGAAATGAATGTCAACGAAACGAACGACTTGATAGATTCAGCTTTGGGAATGGAAATGAATTTGGACAAAGACGTCTTGTGTTCCTACTTGAATACCTTCATCAGAAAACAAGCTCTTTACACGTCTATCATGGACAACGTGGACGACATAGAGAACAATTCAGACGAAGTTTTGGAAAAGTGCATTGCTCGATTCGACGAAGTGAGCAAGATGACGTTCATGCAGAAAGATCTTGGTATGGACTACTTCGATCTGGACGACATGGCCAAGCACTGGGAATACATCACGAATCCTGAAGCGAGAATTCCTTTCTTGTGGGACGGCTTCGACAGATACACGAATGGCGGAGTGTTGAAAAACGGAAAGATGTTGTTCTTGTTCATGGGACAAGCTGGTCTTGGAAAATCGCTTTTCTTGTCGAACCTAGCTGTAAACTACTTGAGGCAAGGACTTTCTGTCGTAGTGATTTCGTTGGAAATGAGTCAAGACGTCTACGCTCAACGCTTTGACGCTCACATTTCGACTAATGAAATCAACCATTTGAAGGACACGATGTTCGATTCATGCGAACGGATAAAGAAGTTCTATGCGGACCATCCTGGGGCTAATCTCTACATCAAGGAGTATCCACCAAGATCGATTCGCTCGTCTGACATCGAGATATATTTGGAAAACTTGCAGCTTGCTGGAAAGAAGTTCGACGTGATAATCGTGGACTATCTGAACTTGGTGCTTCCAAGAACTCGGTCTGACAACATGTACAAAGATGGCTTGTCTGTTTCGGAGGAACTTCGGGCGCTATCATACAAGTTCAACTGCCCAGTGATTAGCGCTGTACAGGCTAACACGGAAGGAATGAACAACGAGAACATAGACATGCAAAATCTATCCGAGAGTAGAGGAATAGCACATACCTGCGATGCACTATTCTCTTTGTATCAAATGCCAGAAGACCGTGAGAATGGAATCATCAACGTGCGGATCAACAAGAACAGACTTGGCGGCCAGATCGGAAAAGTAATTCCCATGAAGATCAACCCAGAAAATCTAATCATCTCAGACATTTCTATGGATCCAAACGGAGTGCGAGATTTGGTGAAGACTTCAGATGAACTTCAAGCTGAAAGGATTATTTCCAATGCTGCAAACATTTCAGCTGACGTTGCAGATCTGTAAATGCAATAGCTCAACTAATCAACGTTTTTAGAAAAAATCTAAGAAAAAACTAACGTTTCTCCGTTTAGGAAAGTCGAGCCCTAAACGGAGTTTTTCTAACTTGATATGACAGAAAACACAACTAAAGAATACGCGGTAGATCCAAATGGAAAGAAGTACGAAGTAGTTCCAAGAAATCTCCAGTACGAAAAAGAAATATGGGAGATTTGCTTAGAAATTTTAGCTAAACCAAGAAAGAAAGCAGAAAAGAAGAACGTTCTTAGCATTTTCAAAAAGAAGCACAAAGAGTTATACGACTATATTTTAGGCAGAACGCCTTTGTTGGCAGACAAGAAGTATCTGTTTCAGACGAAAATCGTATGGACGCTGAATGGACTTTTGTCGTTTCCGCTGTGCAAAAAAGAGTCTTGCAGAAAACCATTAGTTGGCAAAAACGATTCAATAAGCGAAACGATGAAGTACAAGCATTTTTGCACTGGAATGTGTGCCACTTCTTCTGAGGAGGTGCTTGAAAAGAGAAGAAAAACTAATCTAGAACATCTTGGAACTGAGTGGCCCGGACAGTCGCAAAAGGTGAAAGACAAGGCAACTGAAACATACAGAAAGAACTACGGAACAGATCATTACTTTCAAAGTCAAGCCTTCAAAGACACAGTCATTCCGAAATGGATAGAAAAATACGGAGTAGACAATCCATCAAAGAACAAGGGTGTTGTGGATAAAATTCAGAAAACTTTTTTAGAAAACTACGGATGTATTTCACCAAATCAATCGCCTAAAGTTCAAGAAGCAAGAAGACAACATTGTTTAGAAAAATATGGTGTTGATTGTTGGATGAAAAGCAAAGAAGCGGCTGAAACTTCAGCTGAACGGAAAGAAAAAGAAATAGAAACTAAAAGAAAAAACGGAACACTTACGACTTCGAAACCAGAAGAGTCTGCATTTAGTCTACTTAAAAGCGCTTTTCCAAACATTCTTCGTCAATATCGTTCAAAACAATATCCATTTTACTGCGATTTCTACATTCCAGAAAAAGACCTTTACATCGGGTTCAACGGCAATTG